GTCTTTTAACTTGTGCTCATCTATCAAGAGATAATATTAAGGTTAATGTTACATTGATTTTTGATGCTGCACAGGCAATCCTTGCTGCTAAGGCAGGTGCTACATATGTTTCACCATTTGTAGGAAGACTTGACGATAACTCAGTTAATGGGTTAGATGTTATAAAGGATATTTCTGAAATCTACCAGAAACATTGGATTAAAACTGAGATTTTATCTGCTTCTATCCGAGGAGTGAAAGCAGTCTCTACTTCTTTTGCTCTCGGTGCTCAAGTAGTTACAATGCCACCATCAGTATTTGAGAAGATGTATAATCATGTTCTTACTGACAAAGGATTACAATTATTTGATGCCGATTGGGCTTCAGTAGTTGCTCAAACTAAATAAATTTTTAAATAGGCAGCATGAATTTCACGGTTTATTCTAAGGAAGGATGTTCTTTTTGCACAAAAGTAGTTCAAGTGCTACAGTTAGCAAAGCTAAACCATGTTGTTTATAAACTTGATGATCACTTTGATCGACCAAGTTTTTATGGACAGTTTGGTCAAGGTTCATCATTTCCTCAAGTAGTTCTTAATGGAACTAATCTTGGTGGATGCACAGAAACAGTTCAGTACTTAAAGGAAAACAAATTAGTCTAATGAAAGACGATTTTGAAAATGTATATGATATGATAGAACATGCAATAGAACTTGCGTTTGTAGGAAAAATGCAGCTCAAGTTCTATGAGTTTCTAAAGTATCGCAAGACCAAGAAAGCAGAGGTCGATGCTTTTCTTCAGAGTTCTACTGCAAAAGAACTTGCTGATGAAGTATTAGAGCTACAAGAGTATATTAAAGGAGGTAAAGATAACTTACATCAACAATTGCGTGAGGCATACGGTCACATACCTAAACCTCAAGCAAGAAAGATAAAAAATTATTTGGCAGGTATCCTTGAAGATGCAGTGAGGTATCAGTATGACAAACGACCAGGAAGAAGAAAAAAGAAATCTAAATAAAGACAAACCCGAAATGAATCGGGGTGTAGAACTATTGTTACGCAACAGGAGAAGGATTCAAAAACCTAAAACTTTTCAAGTAAAGTTTGGAAAATTAATTGCACTATGGAATAGAGAAATTGTTTTTCATTTTAATTTTTACTTGGACATAAGAAAAAAATAAACTCTCTGGAGGAGTGCCATGTCAGAAACATTAATAGTAACCTTGACACTTATGACATTAGTGTCTATCCTTGCAATTATAGTAGGAGGTATGATAGGATGGATGGCAAGACAACATTCCTACGAAACAACACCCCAAGTAGTGTATACTCATCCAGAAATGTTTGATGAGAATGGCCAGTTAGTTCCCGATGAAATTTTAGCCCTAAGAATTGAAAACAATTATGACATCAACACCGAAGAAGCCGAGGAAGAGTAGCACTGTAGTGGCAAGAAAGAAAACTGCTCCTGCACTTCCACCAAATCCATTTGTACATGAGATTTTAGATTATGTTGGGAAACAAAAATCTAAAGTAGCAAAGGTAGAAGCATTAAAAGAACATCGTAATGATGCATTAGTTTCTATTCTTATATGGAACTATGATGAGACAGTTGTTTCTTTAATTCCAGAAGGAGATGTTCCTTTTACACCTAATGATAGTCCATTAGGAACAGACCATACTTCTCTTCGTAGAGAAGCAAAGAATCTATATCACTTTGTTAAAGGTGGTAATGATACTCTGAATGGTATTCGTCGTGAGACTATGTTCATTCAGATGCTTGAAGGTCTTCATCCTGATGAGGCAAGGATTATAATACTTGCAAAAGATAAGAGATTGTCTGATGAGTATGCAGTAACTTATGAACAAGTGAAGGAGGCATATCCAGATATTAATTGGGGTGGTAGGTCATGACTACCAAAGTGGATACGGAGGAGAAATTGGCTGAACCACCTAAGAAACCTGAAGAAAAGTTTGACCCTTCTCAATATTCTTGTGAGATTATTCAGGAGAAGACAACTCATGAGAAATCAAACGATAGAAAACTTCCTAGTGATGCATTCAATGTAACCTATGTGGTAGAAGGAAAGACTCTTTTAGATGTTACTCGTTCTTCTAAGATGTCAAATGTATTTGATATGTATTATGATAGGTATGGTAAAGATTGTGTTCAGAAGATTGATTTTGGACATGGAACTGTCAATCCTGGTATGTGGAAATATAAATCTCCAGTTAAGAAGGTGAAAAAAAGAAAATGAGTGATGAACTTAGGGATGAAATCAATAGTATCATTGAAGGTGAGATTCAGAATGGAATCAATGATTACATAGAGCAACAAGGAAAAGGTTTTAAAGGAGAGGAATTAAAAGTTAATGTGTCTCAAGATGAAATTGATAAGATTATAAAAGAGTATAAGAAGTTAAAGAAACAAGAAAGATCTAATCTATCTCAAGTAAAGAAGATGGGATTGGTTGATAAGGATGGGAAACAACTATGAGTAAGATTGATACACAGGGCATGAGTGGTCCTGTTGATCCTAATTACAAAGGCCAAGTAAGGATACAACCCCATAAACCTATGGAGATACGTCCTATGAGGTTGTTCACTCCTCAGATGGTTAAGGAGGCAAAGATTCTTATCAATGAAGTATTAGATGAACGTGAGTATAATAGAAAGATGAGAATGTCATATGATGATGTGAAACCATTAGGAGTTTCATACTTTGATACTGAACACTTTAAGCATCGCATTAATGAACCCGAACCACCATATGATCCTTGGCAATGAGTAATGTAGAAGCATCTGCTGGTGGTGAGTATTTTGATGAACATGGGTGGCCAACTAATCCACCTATGAGTGATAGAGAATGTATCTATCGGTGTTTAGAAAACTGTGAGCAACTTGCAGGACTTGATAGGAAACATGTTCAGAGACTGATGAAAGAGTTTTCTATAGAAAAGACTGATGAACAAATCAAATCGGAGTATCCCCCATTATGAGACTAGGAGTAATGTGTTCTGGGAACGGTTCTAATTTTGAGAACATCGTTCATTCCTGTCCTAATCATGAGGTCGTCCTTATGGTTTATAATAAAAAGAAATGTAAGGCAAGGAAGAGAGCAGACTTGTTAGATATTCCCTCTGCTTATAGTAAAGATGAAGATGATATAATAAAAATATTGAATGTATATGAAGTAGATATGATTGTTATGGCAGGTTGGATGAGAATAGTATCCAAGAAGTTTGTTGATGAATTTGCAGGACGTATTATAAATCTTCATCCATCATTACTTCCAAAGTATAAGGGTCTTCATGCAGTAGAACAGGCATTAAAGGCAGGAGAAGGTGAGACTGGATGCACTGTTCATTTTGTGACAGAAGAGTTAGATTCTGGTGCAATAATAAAACAACAGACAGTTCCTATTCTTCCTGGAGATACTGTTGAGACAGTCACCAGAGCAATCCAACAGGCAGAACATCATCTTTTACCTTCTGTTATTAATGCTTTTTAAAATGCCACTAAGTACTAAGTATCGTAATGAAATTGTAGATATTTGTTGTAGAATAATATCTACTGATGGAGAAGTATCTTTAAGTGAGAGGATATGGATGAATAAATTGTGTGACCATAACAATCATGCCAAGGAACTTGTGGGTTCTTTACTGTCAGATGATATGGTAGAAGATGAATTATAAAGTTTTGTATCACAAAATACAAAATTACTTGCCTATATAGTATGCGTGTGTTAATATGCACATATCGTTCAACCTCATTAGAGGTCGCAAGTAAGCCGACTCGGAACGGAATCGTTCATCCTTATGGAATTTCTACTCGCAACTCTCTTAACTTGTGAAAGTGCAGAGGATATTATCTCTAAGATAAAACCTTCTGCAGAAAACAGATCTGAACTTGTTCAGGTTATTAAGAGTGCAACAGAGAAGGGATGCTTTGAGGACGCAAAAGCCGACTAAAGGAACGGATTAAAAACCCAACTACTTTAGGAGTAAATCCAATGGCACAAGTCACATATCGTGGAGTCAAGTATGACTCTGCAGAGTACAACAAAAAAGTACTCGCTGAAGCAGCTCAGCACAGAAACCATGATCTTATGTATCGTGGAATCGAAGTAAAAAGTAAGGCACTTCCTTGCAGTTGAGCATAAACTTACTTGGTTTAGAGAGGGGTGTTGACACCCCTCTTTTTTTATGCCATAATATATTTGTTGAGGCGACGGTCTTGACACGGGAGTGACTGAATAAACTTGCTGGCATAAGGCTAGTTAAGGTGATGAGACACAGGTGGTGCTGCTGCTCTTCGGAGTAGAACCGACATACCAGTCGGGTCTCAGATAGTAAGGTAAAAATCTACTCAATGTAGCAATGCCCCTTACTTGTTGGTAAACATGAACCCAACCTCCCACCTCAATCCCCAATAGTTCAGTTGGTAGAACGGGTGACTGTTAATCACTATGTCCCTGGTTCGAGTCCAGGTTGGGGAGTATCTAAATAATCAGAAACTAAATGGATAAAGACAGACTAAAATTGATTGTCAGAAACCTAAAGCAAGTTGTAGATGCATTGGAATCTGAAGTTCATTCTGATGTTGATGCCTACAAAAATTCACACGCATTTTCTTCCCCTGAAACTAATTATGATGAAGCATGGGATGACGATGATGGATACGCAGACTAATGAGTAAAGATATTAATTTAATCAGTGTCACTCCAGATGCTGAGAAACACATGGCATATGTTGCTCGTGTTAGTA